GATAACGCCAAAAAAGAACTGGCCGAAAAGCTAGGCCCGGTCTATCTCGATGGCGTTAATATCATGGAGTAAAAAAAGCCCCAATGAAGGGGCTTAATGGTTAGCAGCCTTGTCTCGTTGGAGACTATTATTAATTATGCGGTCTTGCGATATGGTCCGTGTTTCTGTAGCAACTCAATCCGCTTGTGCTGAAGACTCATTTTCTCGTCGTGAGATAAATCACTCAGCGGATCATGGATTCGGGTCATAATCTCTGCTGCCTGATTGACTGCCTCATCCGGGGTAATCGACGTTGGAATACCACCTGCATCACTTGCTGCCTGAGCACCTTTGCCCGTCATGGCTGTGGAAATACTGTACAGAGATTCCAGTTCCGGGCCGGTGAGACTATCAAAAGTCCGACCGGGATAGAATTCCTCGTTCATTTTCTGCGCGGCTCTCATGCGGTCATCTGTTGCCATGCCCCACTTGCCTTTGAGTTGGGACATATCTGAATCACGCATCTCGGAATTCATCTCAACCGTCTGGTTCTGGCGGTCAGAAAATGCCGACATGATCTTGGCGTATGCTGCCTGGGGGATTTGGGCATCATATAACAAGGCACGCATTTCAGCTTCAACTGCCTCGTCCAGTTTCATGTCTTCAGGGTTTTCGTACTTGGCTGCTTCTTCTGGCAGGCCGATGGTACGGTAGAACTCACGCGACTGTTCCGGGGTGGAGAAATCCGGCTTCATCATCAGTTTGGGATCGTTGGTGATGAGTTTGTTCAGGTATTCCTCGTAAGCTGTATCACCTGCATCCTTGCCGGGAATGCGAATGGAATTGCCCACCATTGCCTTGGTTTCGACAAAACTCTTGGCTAAGGCTGCGATGTCAGTAAAGTCTTTGAGACTTTCGTGGTCGCGGTATTCTTCACCAATTTGTTCGAGTACTTCAGTTGGAAGTGGCATTTTTGTCCCTCATCATCAGTTCAATATAGAGCAGGACTTCACGGCATCCTGCGGCGGCTATGCTGGCATAGGGGTCAATCAGTCTTTCGTGGTGCTTGAGCGTGGTGCCGTTGAATCGCTGGTACAAATCCTCCATCACCGGCTGGGCATCGGGGCTGTTGAATAATCTCTGGTAGGTTGCTCTGAGTGCAGCCTGTTTCTTGTGTACGTCTTCCGGGGTCATTGCACTGTCTCCTGTTTAGCAATATGCCTTATTTGTTCCTCAAAAGATTTCGCATAATCACCGGATAAGTATTCAATATCATTGCCATCCTTCGACCACTTGACTAAGCCCGCCACGATAAATAACCAAAGCGTGATAGGTGAAAGAGCAGCAAAAATGGCACCAAAATACGCCAAATTTATGCACCCAAGTCCTGAATCAAGCAACTCCATAACAAATTCGTCTTCCCAGAACACATAGAACATTAAGACAATCGTAACCAAAGTCATTAAAAGATACGCAATACCACCAATCACTGCACTGTCTCCTGTTCTTCACCGGATATGCCCATATCGTTCATGGTCTTACCTGCCTGTTGCAACATTTCCATCTGACGTTGCTGTTCCATCTGCTCGGCACGGGCAGCACGGATTTCCTGAACCTCGTCTACAGTCCGCATCATCTTGGCCGGTACGCCCCGGTCATAGCCCAGACCTCTTGCTACAGCATCGGCATCAACGGTATCGAGCATTGCCAGTTGGGGGGCAAGGGCATCCAGATTGGCTAATTCGCCTATCCACATGGAAGTGCTTTGTGCTCTCTCATTCTTCTGGGCGCGTGGGATAGGACCGATGTATTCGACATCAAGGTCGGCTCCGCTCAAGCCTTCAGGGGGTGGTGGCAGCATGTTGTTCCTGCCGAGTGTTGAGTAGGTCAGTTGAATCAGCGGGTCGAGCAAATCAGCCTGTAATCTGCCCAGAGTCGGGGCAAACATTTCCATCATCTGTTGCAGACGGGCCATGACTTCAGTTGCGGTCATCGCCGGAGATTCTTTCAATTCCAGCTTGTTGACGAAAAAGGTATTGCGAATGGAGTTTTGCAGCCGTTCGATTTCGACATCGGACCAGGCCATTGGATTGGGCGGTAAGAGCCGGTCCAGTTCGTCCATTTCAGCGACCATCGTCAGCCCACCCATCGACAGGTCAAGGTCAGAGACTATGCCCCGTTCTGTAGACTTCATCGGTGGATTGACTTCTTTTATCCGTGCTTCTGAAGTAGAGGCGACAACCTCGTTCAATTGCAGAATATCCGACAGGCAGACGGTAGCGGGAGAATGTCCCCACTGAGCACCGGAGACTTTCTTCCAGCGGGTGACGAAAGCAGGCATTTCGTAGTATCCACCCTCATCGAGCACTTCGGAATCACGGTGCATGACGTATTTGTAGCCATACGGTCGAGCATCTGGCTTACGCTTTTTGCCGTCATCGGGTTTAACATCGTCCCGCTTGTACACACAGAAAACGACATCGTGCTTGGTATCGACGCTGTAATTGACCTCTTTGGTCAGCAGGTCAAAATCGTAATCAGGGAACTTGTCTTTAAGCTGAATGACCGTGTATTGCAGTCTGCGAAAGACGTTCAGCAGGTTATCATCAGCCCCCATTTCAAAGTAGGCATCACGGATTGGAATAGCGGTAAAGGCAATTCCCTCCCATTCTTCCTCATTCAATTCTTCCTCGAACATGACGGCTGTACCAAACGAGCACAGGTCCAGATAGACCTCGGCAATTTCCATGTTGAAGTCGGATTCGAGCAACGCCTGCCAGATATTATTCTGGACTTCTTCCAGCCATTCCTTTGCGCCCTGATTGTCGTTCAGTTTTTCATTTCTGAAGCGCAATTCAAACCAGCGGATAGCGGGTGAAGTCAGGTTGGTGTGGATTTTTGAGGCAAGAATGTCACAGGCAACGGGTGCGGTGGAATCGAATATCTGCCGTCTGCGCCAGTCAACTTCATCCATTGTGGTCAGGGGCTTGAAGAATTCCCCACGAAAAGGCACGACATATTTTTCAATAAACTGAAAAGTGTTATCCAGGGTTTCGCGCTGAGATTCCAGGGCATCGAATCGTTCCCGTATCTGTAGACCGTCCATTAGAGTTCCTTGAGTGCTTCATCTTCCCACGATATAAAGTCAACGGGCCGTCTGCGCCATCGACCGGCCATATCGTAATTGGGATTATCCGGGTTAGGTGATTCCGGGCTGAGTTCCGGGTGTTTAGGCTTGGGTTCGTCTGCCTGAACCTTGGGCGGGTCCATACCGTTATCGTGCGCGACCAGCTTGTTTATCAGGTCATCTCGCTTACCACCCCCACCTATTTTACGCTTGGCGCATTCTTTCTTCAGGTCCACGTATTTCCAGTCTAAATAGTCCATTTAAGTCCTCTGCTTAGTAACGCATTATCACTTTTGGCTTACGACCGCGCCTGCGATTTCCACCCATAGGGACGCCATAGGTAGGAACCATCATAGCACCGTAGCGTACAGCGTCCATAATATCGTCGTTCATCTTAACGATTTGACCGTCTTTCCGGTGATATAGACGCAACTCCCTGAAGAACCCGGAACAGTCATTGAATACGGCAAATCTATCGGAACGCATCCGGTCATAGATTTCGGCTATTCCCGGTTCTCTGTGGATTGTCC